GTACAAATTGCAACAAGTATGTAGCATAGTTGTACTATACTATATATATATATTATAATAAATTAATAATAATAATAATACATACACAGAAACACAGCTACGTATGCGCACGCACACACGCGCATACGCGTACACGTACGCATGCGTAATCACGCGCGCACACATACGCACACATAGTATCAGTAGGTTTTGTAGCACGTGAATGTCTTTGTTTTAATTGCTTGCTGTGTAAATGTTTGATACTGGAATACTATGCTACATCGAAAATTTTGCTTGTATATTTAACTGTTTTCATTGTAAACATTTAGCATCAAATATTTTGTCACATAATGCAGAAACTCATTTGCTTTTAAGTCTTGCCATATCAACAACTTGATGCTAGAATACTTGGTATGAAGACAACAACGACACCAAAAACATTGAGGATCACCGTAGGAAACGACACATATGAGCACTGGCATGTTGACATGAATCTGTGCTTCTATGATTCGGGGAACGTCAAGTGGAGCCACATTGACGTGGCTCATTTCTCGCACAGAAGCCGAGATTACATCAAGGGTCTAGTAATCGGGTGCAGGGCATTCATAGGGATAAAGAACCCGAAGCCGCGCATAAGCATGGAAGGTGACACCTTGATGGTGGCAGGTTATGTTTTGGGATTCAAGAACCGCGTGCCGTTCTTCACAAGCGGGAGCGAGGTTATTGATCTCGATCAGGCGGCAAAATTGTTCGGGGTGACAACGCAGATGTTGCAAGGTGTTGCAGAAGGGGCACGAAGCATGGCAGGCAATAAGAAGAAGGGCTTGCTTGAAGAGCGCAAGGATGCTAGGGTTAAGGCATGAGTACAAGAAGCAAATTACCGTCAAGACAGAAGCTCTTTGTTGAGAAATATATCGCCAACGGTATGAACGGTTCTCGTGCTGCAATTGAAGCTGGGTACTCTCCGAAAACAGCAAGAGTAACCGCTTCCCAGCTATTAACAAAACCTAATATCAAAGCCGAAGTATCAAGACGCATCCGTGAAGTATTGACAGATACTGAAATGATGACACTCCAATGGCTGAAGCAGGTCAAGGGCATTGCCGAGTATGATATGCGCAAGGCCGCAGAGTGGGATGAGAACACGCTCACGCTCAAGCCTTCGAACCAGCTTGACGACGCAACAGCAATGGCAATCCAGGAGGTTCAGTACAACAGCACAGACAGCGGAACCACAATGAAGATCAAGGCATATGACAAGGTGAGGGCTCTTGAGCAGCTTGCCAAGTTCCTTGGTGTTATTGGCGACGGTTTTACCGTCGATGAGAGAAGCGAGGAGCATGCACCGAATGTCGAAGCCATGTCGCCTGCGCAAAGGCGCGAGCGCATAGCAGAGTTGTATAGGAAGCTCAATGGCAAGGTTGACTGAAGAAGAGGAGATTGAACTCCTTTTACTGCTTGAGCAACAGGACCGCGAGCGGGTGAGCCCTAAGCTTGAGGCTTTCCGAGACCCGATCATAGGCGGTGATTGCCCGAAGGAGATACGCATACGCGGTTGCCGTGGTGGACGTGGTGCAGGAGCAAAATCGCACAGCCTTGTTAGTCTCATCGTTCAGCGAGCAAACATCCAGCGCATACGTGTTGGATGCTTTCGCGAGATACAGGAATCGCTTGAAGAATCGGTGTACGCACTGATCAAGCTCAAGGTTGAGCAACTCGGGTATTCGGGGTGGATATTCCAGGTGAGTACGATCATCAGCCCTTCTGGTTCCAAGTTCATTTTCAAGGGATTGAAGGATCTTCGCGCGTCACGCAACGTGAAGGGCTTGGAGGCGTTCGATATATTCTTCATCGAGGAAGCGGCGACTATAAGCATGGATAGCTGGGACCTTTTGATGCCTACGCTCATGCGTAACCCTGGAAGCCAGCTTTGGTTCGCATACAACCCTGAGAGCGAGTTCGACCCTGTTACTGTAAAGATATGGAACCGAAACAGAAGCGATGCATTGCTCATCGAGCTTCAGCCTGGTCCAGTCGATAATCCTTGGTGGAATGACGGACTTCAGAAAGAGATGGAAGAGGATTACAAGGCAGACCCCGACGAAGCCGAGCACATCTGGGGAGGCCAGCCCAGAAAGCAGGGACAGCGCTCTGTCATGAGCCGTGTTGCAATCCGTGCTGCAATGGAACGTGTGATTGAACCCGTTGGTATCGTGCAGATCGGGTGCGACGTTGCCAGGTACGGTGACGATCGCACAGTCATATACAAGCGCAAGGGGTTGGCTGTCGTTGACCGAAAAGCATTCTCAAAACAGGACACAATGACCACGGCTTACGAGTGTTGGGCGATGGCGAACCAGGACCCGAGCATTCCCATCTACGTTGACGACAGCGGGGTGGGATGTGTGACAAAAGGTACAAGAATTTTGACGCCTGAAGGATGGAAGCTTGTTGAGGATATCCAAATTGGAGATCAGATATATTCTCTTGATGAGAATAGGAAAATAGTCATTGAAAAAGTAAGAGAAAACATAAAAAGGGAGCCAACGAGAATAATCAGATGTGGTGAGTTTGAATTCAGCTTTTCGCATATAATCCCATACAAAACAAGGACTAAGCATCCTTTGCATCTTGAGTCATGGGAGAATATTCTGGATAGAAAATATATAATGCTTGATGATAAATTCCCACATGAAGCAGAAAAGTTTGATTTTGAGATGCCAGAGCATTCAATTGAAATGCCTCATGGTGGAAAGAAAATTATCCATGAAAAAATGGTAATCCCTGCTGAGATATTTGCAAGGTTTCTTGGATGGTTCATAAGTGATGGGCATCTTGATAGAACCTCGATGTCTATAGGTGTAACCCAGAAAAAGAAGAAAAATATCCAAGACATATATGACCTTGAAGCTTATCTGGGGAAACCATTAATCAAGCGCGATGGTGTCTATGTATGCAACAAAGCTTTCTTTGATTGGATTGATATGAATTGCTATCGTGGAGGAAAAGGTTTCAGATATCTTACCATACCGAGATGGGTATCAAATAATTCTATTGATGTTATAAACGCATTCCTTGATGGTTTTATAGCTGGTGATGGATACATAAAAAAAGGCGTTCGATATTACGTTACTTCTGGGAAATGGCTTGTTGATGATTTAATAGAGTTGATTCATAAGGCAGGTATTTCATGCAATGCTTATATAAAATCAAAAGCAGGTAGTACCGGTTCGATAGAAGGAAGAAAGATTACAAGAACAGTCGACAATTATTGTGTGTTTGAATATAAACAAAATACGAACGTATGTTTAGGAACATCCTCAAAAGAAGAGCGTTTCGATAATGTGTATGAGTTATGTATAACCGGTAAAACCAAGTTGTATTACACGATGTGCCCTGATAGTTATAAGCCTATATGGACACATAACGGCGGCGTTTCTGATAGGCTCCGCGAACTCGGGGCGAAGGTTGTAGCAGTCAACTTCGGAGGTTCCCCTGCTGACAAGGACCGCTACACTAGCGTCGCAGACGAGCTCTGGTTCAACTTCCCGATTGATGAGGCTTCAATCCCAGACGATCCTGTCTTGATGGCAGAGCTTGCTGGAAGGCAATATTCATACGATCACCAGGGCAGGCGCAAAATTGAAAGCAAGGACGACTACAAGAAGCGTTGCGGCAGAAGCCCTGACGAAGCAGACGCATTGCTTTTGTGTTACTACGACGGGACCGGAATCGTATTCCCGGACGAGATACGCGAACAGATGGCGAGGAGGCGCAGATGGTGACGACTTCTGATGTGTACGAGCGTGTGATGATCGCATTGGATGGCATGCCGCTGTCAATCTACCATGCGAAGAAAACAACGAGCGTATATCTGCATTCATCCGATATTGGAACCTTGAGCATACGCGACCACATGCCAAAGAAAAGCGCACTTCCTAGGCTCAAATACAACATCATCATCGGATACAGGGGCAAGCGCGAATATCACTACAAGGGCCGTACCTGTTATTTTTACGGAGAGCACGAGATATCGGCCGTTCTTGACGACTTGCGCAAATCGTGTGATACTTACCGAAGGAGATCATAACCCATGGGACTTTTCTTCAACCGAGCATCTACGAACGAGAACAAGACGAGGCAGCGGCGCATGAACCGGGGTGTGGTTGACTGGACCGAGGGCATGGTTGTCGACCGCGATCTTACCTACGGACTGTACCACAACGAATACAACGGCATGAAACTCGCCGGAAGTTTGGCCTTCAGCCCGATTGCAATACCAGTCTGGTTCATGGGTCTGCCTGTAGCTGAAAGCGAGAATGATACTATCCAGTCGATGCTTAACGAGCTGACCGAAGAATATTCTACCTTGATGCAACAGATGCACACAGAATGTCACAGAGACGGCACGTTGTGGGTGTGGCCCTACTTTGATGCAGAGAAACGCAAGGTCAGATGGGAGATAATCCCAGACGACGGGGTGCAAGTGCTTCGGGACCCAAAGACCGGTGATGTAACGAAGATCATCATCGAGCAACAGCTTACGGTCACAATCGACTCGGGCATGACGACAGGTACTGTCGTGAAGAAGCGAATCTTCACACGCGACAGCGTAACAACAACCTGGACGCAGAGCACACTTCGCGAGACGCCGGCAAACGAAACAATGCCGAATGTCGCGAGGGTGTTACCCATCCCATTCGCGAACAACGCTGATGCTACCGAGGTGAGGGGCCATTCAGACTATGAGCGCATTGTCTACGACCTGAAAAACTATCATGACATCGAGCTGGCACAAGCAGAGGTGCTGTCGAAGTTCAGACCCAAGCTGATAATCGAGACCAAGCAGGCGAGCACATGGCTTGCGAACAACGGCTTCTCTGGTATCTCAGACATAGACGTGAGCAAGGCTGACCTTTTCCTCAATGTTGAGGGGGAGAAAACCTCTGTGCTGTTCGCAGACAACGCATGGCAGGCATACGAATCGGCCTTGAAGCGCACATTCAGAAAGATCGTCGAGGGATCTGTCGTCCCAGAGATTTGCTGGGGATTGAAGTCTGAGGGCAACCACGCATCAGTAGAAGAGCAGATGGGAATGCTTTTGCTTTTCGTTGAGGGCAAGCGCGAGCAGAAGACAGCGGCATACCGCGACCTGTTCACCGCATCCATCAGGCTCATGGGTGTAGCCAGGATGCAGGCCGTTGATCCTGACATCGAGATAAAATGGGGAGCACTCGACAAGTTGTCGGCTAAGACAAAAGCCGAGGTGTTCAAGGCGTTTGCCGAGGGTGCAGCACGTCTTGTCGACGGAGGTTCGGCTACTAAGAAGCAACTCTACGAGCTGTGGAACAATCTGTATCCAGCGGCAACCATTGAAACATA